CGAATACGATTAACTCTTACGGATACCATGTCAAGACCTCCGAATACGATTAAACTCTTACGGATACGGATTGTGTCTAGTATCATGCGCGCAAGGAGTGTGCTTGTCGCTCCACGAGGGTTACTGTAGGATTCCTCTGTCACCATACAGTAATTTCATTATATTTGCTAACCATTTTCATGAAGTTTCACTCCAGATCATTTGCTCTTTCAAAAAAAAATCCCACAACGGATGATTATGACTTTCTTTTGAATATACCTGTTGGCAGAGATAAACCATTACTTCTATACAAGACCGTTTGGAAGGATATCACTTCTTTCGAATTGCTTGCTGTCTTATTTTGCTCCGAAGTCTATCACATAGACGTTATCAGGCAATATTTCTCATCCTTTACTGTCACATTCGTCGGTGTGAATACGATTGGTCCGCTGGAATGGACCAGTGTAGCACCGGATCATCAAGTTGAGGTCTTTTCAAACGGGTTTTCTCATCCATTTCATTCCTTGAAGAAAAAACTATTCCAATGAATCTCAGTGACGAGGACTGTAAAGCACAGCGACTGTTGAACCGTTTTTCCTTATATGACAGGCGGCGGTATCTGAAACTTACTTATTCATCTGATTTGGTTGATTTCCCTATCATCAGGCAAAAGAGTATCCTTTTCTTATGTCCAGTGTTATATAAGGAGGTTGTCACACCGATCCCTGAATATGGCGATTTTCATGCTGTCATTGAAAGGCCGATATTTCTTGTTAGTTTAGACGCAACTCGGATGAGGCAACTTGAAACCAGGAGGAGGTTATGGCGTAAACAATAATTTTTATTAACTGATTTGGACACCGGGAGGGTTGAACCTGGTTCGAGTTAAGAGACTCTTCGTTTGTGGTACATATGGTGACGTGCTCATCAAACGGGCGAGTGCAGTGTTTTCCTTGTAGATTACTTCCTGTGCAGAAATACAGTCGTACATTATCATTGATGGGGCTCCTACTTCAACCCGTCCATGAATCTTAATGATAACAGTGTCCCATTGTTCCGAAATAAATTGGTTTACAGTTGGTGGCTCTGGGAGAATACGCGTGAAATCGATGTCGTTATCGATAGCGTTCAATTTGAATTGGTATCGGTGGATGTCGCGAAGTTTTCCGGTTAGATAAGTTTGATAATTCGAAAGGTCTAGTTCATTCATTGTCAGAGACACAGCGGTGTTCTTCACCGTTGGTGCACCGACTGGGTCTGGGATCGTAAACTTAAAATCGATGGCGCTGGTTGGTACGCGTGCAGCTTCCCAGTAACCTTCATTTTGATCCGCGCTATTCACGAGTGATAGACGCAGGGCGGTTCCGACCGTTCTATATGATTTCACGTTGGCGCGGTCAGGAATTGTATCAAGATGCCCCTGGAATGTTGCTGGTGTCACCTCTGGTACTAGGGGGTCGTCATCCACACGCCAACAGATCACATTCGAACCGCCAGGCAGCAATGCGATATAGGTTGACCCTTGGCTATTGCATGTAATTTCACCGGTTGCACGCAAACGGATTCCAGATGAACGTGCTACTTTCCCATCCAACAACTTTGGCTGTGACATACCCTTGTCAAATGGGTCTAGCAGCGCTTTTGTATAAACCTGTAGGGAATTGTTGCCGGTGTTACCGCCATTGCCGTTACCATTTTCGTTAGACATTTTTTGCTTCACGGTTTTTTTTGATCTGAATTATGAGGGTAAGGTTCTAACGCCATTTTCCTCTCATACCAACAAATTTTTCGGTTGGGTCAAGCCAATAAGAACATCCAAATTCTGTCCTCACGGGACTGTCGGGTGATGGAAACCCTGAATATGGACCTGCATGTCCGGTCAATGCTTCACCGCAAATATAATCTACTATTCCTTTTGCAATTGAAATTGACCACGGGATTTCTATTTTTCCACCAAAACCATTGCCTCCGCCAGTTGCCTGGGCATACTTGTTATTGTAGTTTTCTAGCTCTGGATATTGGGTGAAATTTCCGAAATAGGGGGCTGCATTTATATACATATCTCTATCTGCTTTCACAGAAGGCCAAAAGGCATCACCACAATGTCCGCTAGCATATTCCACTGCGGTTCCATTTGGTAAAAAACAAGGTCCTGGGGCGTAGCCATAACACGAAGAACATGGTGGTGCCTGTCCCGGTGCGCATAGGCATGTAAATGAATCTGGGTACTTTACATCCCATGCGGTAGTGCGTTTTCTTTCACTACACCACCTTGCTTCTAAGGATAGTCTTGCGTTCTTTTTCACCATTACTGTCGAACCCAACATTTTTCTCACATGATTGATGCATTCTATCTGCCAATTCTCAATCTCTGTCACGGTGGGATTCGTATTATCCGCAAAGGGGTTAACTTGATAAAATAACTGTCGGATTCCCTTTACTATATATGGATGTCCAGGTCGCAAAAATGCACAGAGTTCACTTTTAGTTCGATTTGGTGCATCATTTATTGGAATTCCATCCCAATCAGTTCCATCCCATTCACCAACTAACCAATCGATTCCATCGGGATCTTGGCTTGTGACGTAGGGGGATTCTTGAGACTTCTGAGTTATGTATTCGATTATTTCTTGTTCTGTCCTGTAATTAGTTATGGTGAAATTTGGTGATTTTTGGTTCGCGGAAAATACAGGCGGGGGAGTATAAACACATGATCCGTCATCTACTGTCGCAGACGCATTGAAATTTGTCGCAATGGGATCCATACAACCTGGTATTGGCGGAGGAGTGTAAACACATGATCCGTCATCTACTGTCGCAGACGCATTGAAATTTGTCGCAATGGGATCCATACAACCTAACACGGCTGGTGGATTTGTACTTGTCCCGCTGGGTAACATGGGATTTTCATCTTCATATTCGTCATTTTCTTTCTTTATATTGTCAAACCATGTATTCGGACATTCTGACCTGAATGGCTGGATAAATGAATCGGTCCAAGATGGTTGGACTGGTTCTGAGGGATCGAAAAGATCCAAGGGTATTTCTGAATCAAATACATCTTTCGGTGGTGTATTATATGCCCTAGGGGGTAACTGAGTCCCACCGCCTACTGTCCCCGGTGGGTTGTTATCAACCCAATGTGTCACACCTGAATCATCAACCCAGTATTCTTTTCCCGTACTGTCTGTCCAGTGTTCGTTGCCATTTTCATCCACCCATTTTTTACATCCTTTACCGTTTGAGGAGGTTGCTGTTCGTTTCACGGGTGCTAAACTACTCCTGAATCCCGGTTGGGACGTTGGTTCTATCGGTTGTTCGCATTTTTCTTCCGTTGGTTCCTCTTCCTGGGGTGTATCACTTGGTTTTTCACATGTGCTCTGATTGCAGCCTTGACACAAATTTACTACCACCTGAGGAGGTGGGGGAGGAGCGCACGGGGGCGAGATATAAGTATTTCCACACCACATTTTTATGAAGATGCCAAAACAAACGCAAGGGAACGTTTCTGATCCGTCTGATCCTGATGCATGGACTCAATTTGGTGTTTGTGACCCTATCAACGACAATGATATCGAAGACCCTGATCCCGTCTTTACCGATGGTTGCGATCCTACAGACCCTAATAACGAACAAGGGAAATGTCAAGATCCATTGCCTACTCAAAACCCAATCATCACATCGGTGATGGAGTCGTGTGGTGGAAATTTTGATCCTGAACCCGAACCTGAACCCGAACCTGAACCTGAACCCGAACCTGAACCCGAACCTGAACCTGATCCAATCGAAGACGAAGATCCACCTGAGGACGACAACAATCCAAACCTGAACCCTGATAACAACGTAGACCCACCAGAGGATGACACTGGGGACCCGGATCCTGACATCGATCCAGATGCATACCCTGATGACGACGGCGACGGAATTCCTAACAACGAAGACCCTGATTGTACATGGGATGATGGGGTTGGTGATTATGTTTGTGATGAACCAATGGAATATGAAAATGGGGCGGTTATGCCGCCTAGTAAGTATCCTAAACTTAATGATGACCCTGTAACTACGGACCCTGTCGTACCTGGCGAGGAGAATTGCAAGGATGAGGATGGTGTCTGGTTTCCTAATTGCAAAGAGAATGATCCGGGTACATGGCCTATCAATAGTCCTCCACCCACACCTGTACCGGCACCAACGCCTGCACCGGCGCCAACACCCGCACCGGCGCCAACGCCCGCACCGGCGCCAACGCCCGCACCGGCGCCAACGCCCGCACCGGCGCCAACGCCCGCACCGGCGCCAACGCCCGCACCGGCTCCTATTGTTCTAGATCCTGATGATTGGGACAATGACGGAATCCCTGATGATGACGATCTTGATGATGATAACGACGGAATCCCTGATGATGATGATCCTAATCCCTTCAGTTCTGTATTTATTCCTAGTGGTCCTATACCCACGCCTGCTCCTGCACCGGCGCCAACACCCGCACCGGCGCCAACGCCTATACCGGACAATGTCCTCCAATGCCTTGACGAAGAAGGTTATCCAATTGAAGGATGTAACCCAGATGACCCTGCTACGTGGCCTGGTTTTGAAAAGCCTGTTGATCCTATTATTGTTGTTGACCCAAAGCCATTGGAAGACGAGCCCATGCCGGATTGGGATGGCGATGGGATTCCTGACGTTGATGATCCTGATGACGACAACGACGGAATCCCGGATGATGATGATCCCTTTGGTCAATTACCTGATGATACAAACGGGGATGGGATTCCTGACTCTATCGGTGATCCGGATCCTTTACCTCAGCTTGAACCTGAACCTGAACCCGGACAGACGAAACCCGAATTCCTTGGTGTTGAACCGGATCCAGCTGCAAAGAAATTTGCTTTCATTCTAGACAAGAGTGGTAGTATGATCTGGGCTGAGATCGATCATTTCGCTAAAGGTACTAAACCTTTACCTCCTTATCCACCTAGGCCTATTCAGCGTTTCAGTATTTTGGTCAATGTACTTTATGCTTTTCTCAAAGCATTACCGCCCGACGCTGAAGTATTCCTGGCTTTTTTTTCTGAAGGTAAATTGGGAACGGGTAATGGATTAGATGATATTTACTCATGGGTGAAAATATCAGATCCTTATAGGGGTGGCAAAGAATTATACGATTGGATCAATCGTAGAAGTCCATCTTCTTGGACTGACCCGCGGGATAGTATCGAGGCTGTCTTTAAAGGCCTCGGGTCGGATGGGGTCGTAAAGGATCCTGATGTTATTTTCTTTCTATCTGATGGTGGGTTCAACGCTAACTCAAAAACTATCGACGTTGTATCCCATTATAACAGTTTTAACATCAAGGCGAGGACAGCCGTTGGGAAAAAACCTATCATCACACACACATTCTCCATTATCGACAAAGGTGGTCGGACAGACTTGCAACAAATAATTGGGCATACGAATGTTGCATTGGGTTTCCCACGGTGGAAAGGACCGAGTACATATAGGCACATCGACTATGCGTCAATGTTATCATTTGGAACTCAAATTGAAAGTCTCAGAGAGTCATTAGGCTACCCTCCATAAATTGACAAAATGGACGTTTTATTGAAAGATGTTCTCAATGGTATCGGCGACGAAACAAAACGCCAGAACAATGGCGGTGCCGAAAAAAAAGTCGTGAAAAAACCAAAAAAGGATGATGATGCCGCTGATAAAAAGGATGATGTACCTGATCAAGAGGGTGTGGATGATAAACAGCAGGGAAATGAACCAAAGAAATGGCAATGGGCCCCGAACAATAATCAATGGGGTCAGCAACGCTTCAATTCTTATAATAATAATGGTTATGGGTACGGAAACAGGTATAACCAAGGAGGGTTTGGTCAAGGTGGTGGCTACAACGGCTACAGACCTTATATGAACCGCTTTCAACCGTATCAGAATCGGTTTCAACAGAGTCGGTTTGGACAACAGGGGGGTGGTGGAGGAGGAGGATTCGGTTACAACCGATCTTATAACCAAGGAGGTGGATATTCAGGAGGTAATGGTTATGGTTATAGATAGAATAAAGGTATTACATAATTTTTATTCTATCATGAGTGGTATCCAATCAGATCCCGTTACGGCTAGTGTCACTCGGACTAGGTGGAATGTTTTTAGTCCCGGTCCTTTCCTAAACACTTTTTCCGATGGTTTAGGCTTACCTGGTCAGGATCCTCTTTCAACTGGGCCGTCGAGGGGGGGGGCTATTTACATGCAGGGACAGGAGGGTTCAGTCTTTTTTCCAATCGATGATCCTAGTTACCATGGGAAATGGGGAAATACCGACTTGAGTATGAAGTTGCCCGAACTTGATATGACAGACAAGCCTATTACATGCGAAGATGTCTGTATCGCAAAAGCGAAATTGAGGCGTGAGAACTGTAAACTGCTCCGAAGACGTGTTGCAGAGGCTCTCAAGAAACAAGGGTGTCCCTCCAGGGTCATTCCGATCCCTGAAAAAAGAAAGTGTTTCGGTACCAAGAAAATCACTGTAAAATAATCTTTTTCTCATAATATATATATATAACTTTTCATTATAAAAAAATGCCACCACCACCACCGAAAAAACAAAAACCCGATCCTAATGTTCCTGAAAACGAACAGGATATGGAAGATGTACAATGTAAGTATTCTTATTCATTCTTTCTTTTCTGTGTTTTTTATTGTTGCTCATAATTTTAAATCATTCATCATCGTATATAATTAAAAAAATAAAAAAAACACAATGGCACCACCACCACCACCGGCAGCAGAACCAATGGTGGGTTACGATCCTTTGAGCGCGGGTCCTTTTAAAAACCTGTTTACCGATCTTTTAGGTACAACAGGGGGGGATCCTCTTTCAACTGGGCCTCAAACCGCCAAGGCACCGGCGACAATGGACCAGTATATGCGAGGGGAAGAATCCATGGTCTTTTTTCCAATCGATGATCCTAATTACTATGGGAAATGGGGTAACCAAGACTTGAGTATGAAGTTGCCCGAACTTGATATGACCGATAAGCCTATTACATGCGAAGATGTCTGTATCGCAAAAGCGAAACTGAGACGTGAGAACTGTAAACTACTCCGAAGACGTGTTGCAGAGGCTCTTAAGAAACAAGGATGTCCTTCCAAAGTCTTACCGCTCCCGGAAGCAAGGAAGTGTTTTGGTTCCAAAAAACCTGCTCCAAAGAAAACAACAAAAAAGACTGTTACCAAAACGAAGCGTTAATCTTCTCATAATATTCTAAGATGCCTACCAAAAAGGGGTGTGCCTGTTCCGCCAAAGCTGGTGCTATTGAGGCTGTTAAGCGTGTCATAGAGGAGGAGGCAAAGAAATCACAGAGTAAAACAAAAAATGGTAAATTGCAATCCGACTAGAGCTAGAAATCCTACCGAGCCATGTGGTAAAGGCTGTAGGGCTATTGGCACATGCAAATCAAATGTTGCACCTGCAAGGGGTGGTGCAGGTGTGACAGTTAAGCAATGTAAGCCCGGAAAAACAAGGCCGTGCGGTAGGGGTTGTAGGGCTCTAAACAAACCGTGTAAAATCGACGGTACGCCCGGGGTTACTCCGGGTGATGCTGCTCCTGTTGTCGCTGTCGTTGATCACACTCGTCATACAGAGGCAGAATATCAGGCGTTACTTAGGAGGGCTTTGCGAGCAAGCAAAGAACAAAAGAGGAAAAATCAGTTGTATGCGATTCTTGGTATGGCAGCAAATCCCGAAACACAGCGGGATTTTGATGCGGCGGTTGCCCGTTCATTTGGACTCACCATTGTTAATACTCCTGCACGGGGTCGTACCGCATGGGAGGACGCAGTAACAGCGGCGGGGGTTAAACCACGCACTAATAGTAAACAACGGGGTGTTTTATAATATGTTGTATAATTTGAATCTGTTTATTGGTTATACCGGATCTTATTCATTCCGATCAGTTTGCTTACGTATACTTACACACGACCGATTCACTTACGTATCTTTGCTTACGTATACTTACACACGACCGATTCACTTACGTATCACCTACCCGGCAAGATTGACTCTTAAGTATCTTTTGCTTACGTATACTTACACACGACCGATTCACTTACGTATTATGCTAACCGATCAGTTTCAAATTTAAAAACATTGCCGTTGTTTTTTCTCATTATATTCATTTCATCACCGACAAAAAAATGGCTTTCAACACCGCTACACCCACCATGGCCTGGAAAATTGATAGGCCGTGTCCCATCTGCTTCGAAGATTTCAACGATGGCGATCTCGCCGTCGTTTTGGGCTGTCGCGGTGCTCATGTCCTATGTAACGATTGTCATTCTGCATTGCAAAAATATGGCGAAGTTAACCCGAGCGAAACGATTGCGACGGTCATGGCTGCTCACCCGGGTGCTCCAAACTACAATCTTTTCCAGGATTCGAGGGGTGTTCTCAGACAAGAGGTTATCACCGACGGTGATGATGGCGATGATAAATGCCCTGAATGCAGGGATTGGTCTAGTGTTGCTACACTTGTCGTAGCTAAGAATTTCTGAAGTGTTCAATCAGTTATTAGCTTAACTCTTACTAGTCTGTCTAATAATGAGAATGGGATTCTTTCTTAGATGTTTGTACAATGTATTCACCGCAACACGTTCCTTCTCTTTCTCATTAACATATCGCTTATAAAATCGGGTCTTCTTCGTTAGATTGCCATTGTCGTCAAATTTATATAGGGTTCCTATCTTCTTCTTCACTAACCAAGTCGGACGTGACTTTACTCTCATCTTCACATAAATTTAAAAAAGAAAAAATGCCTGATCCTACTCCATCTTATACCATGGATCAGCTAGCTGCTAGTGCCCTAGCAAATTCGTATGGCGGGGCGCCGGCCAGTACGGGGTTGACTGGCGATTTCACGACTACAAAAACTGCTGCGGGTGGTACCGCGTTTACACAGACGTCAAACGGCTATGTTGATGTCATGAACGCAGAAAAAGAACCGAACAACGGGACCGGTGAAAATCAATACTTTAATATTGATGACCCTAAGTATGCGGGTAAATGGGCTGGAGACACGGAACATCCACTTTCATTGGATCTTCCACCTCTTAAACCGGATCTAACAGATCCTTGCATGTCGGGGTGTGCACTCAAAGCTAAACTCAGGGAAACGAATTGTGCTCAATTAAGGGCTAGGGTTGAAATTGCATTGGAGAAGGCCGGTTGTCCTTCCATCGTCTCCCCGAAACCAATTAACACGTCGTGTTATAGGGGGGTGCCATACCCTCCTACATATACTACATACTACCCTGCTCCAATTCCTGGTTACCCTACTACTACTACTACAGGGGCTACCGGGTGTACTACAGTAAGTTTTTTTTTCTATTATGCAGTCTGTATATGTATATGACATCTAACCTAACTTTTCAGTGCGGCACGCAAACGCAAACACAAACTTAGTGGGACGAACAACCGCCTGTCCTGATTGATGGTGGTTCTACTCCCACTGAACCACCGCCCCCTTACAGGGGGATTCATAGCATTTATGGTTTCTATATGCCGCAGATACTAGTGTCACCTCCTAGGGTACCGCCGGAGCAACTCCCATCAAATTTTCAATCTGTACCTGATGCCGTGGTTTCTAACGCCGATGTTAACATGTGTCCTAATCCGTCTATGGAACTCGATGCCCGTGCCCAACAACTGGAACTTGATGCCTGTGCCCAACAACTGGTAGCTGGCGGAGCGACTGGTGATTTTGTAGGTGAAATTACAAGATGCTTTGCAAAGAGGGAGGCGGCACGAATTATACAAGAAAAATTAATTATGGCAAATTTAAATAGACGAAGAATGGCGAAATGTGCTACACCGGATACAGTGGTTTCTAACGCCGATGTTAACATGTGTCCCAACCCCGAAGCGGTGCCTGATACAGTGGTTTCTAATGCTGATGTCAATATGTGTCCCGCTTCAATACTTGGAAAGAGACCTACCGAAGATACCGTGGTTTCTAATGCTGATGATGCCCGTGCGCAACAACAGGAACTTGATACGTGTGCGCAACAGTTGGTCGCTGGTGGAACGACTGGTGATTTTGTTGCTGATATAGCAAGGTGTTTTGCAAAGAAGGAGGCGGCGCGCCTTGAGCGCGAACAATTGCTGTTGGCAAATTTAAATAGGCGGAGGATGGCTCAATCTGCTATACCCGATACCGTGGTTTCTAATGCTGATGTTAACATGTGTCCTACTCCCGTCGTTCCATATTCCAATGCTCTGGTTCTGCCTGATACTGTGGTTTCTAATGCTGATGTTGACATGTTTCCTGAGGGGGGTGTTTTTATCCCACAGAGACTTGTCCGCGGGCCTCAAAACAAAGGACGTATCCGGAAAAATTGTTTAACCCCTACTCGATGGATCGAGAGAACAAGGAAAAAAATGAGTCTCCCGCAATACTGTTATGGGCCTGTCATTAACCCCACATATGTATATCCTCCGATACCTTCGGATGTTACCGGAGGCCCTATGCCCGATAATGTGGTTTCTAATGCTGATGTCAATATGGGACTGCCTTATGAAGATATTGATTTACCGCCCGTGGATGATGAGTTGATTATGGATGGTGTTTTAATTTAATCTTTTTCTACTCTAATGTCTGTATCGAATGTAATTTTTACATGTGTTCCTCTACACCAACCTGATTGTTTGAACCACATGGTTCTCATCAATTCATATTCATCTCTTGATGAAGGGTAGCTTGCTACCACATTTCCTATGCCTGAAATGTATGTTTTGTCGTGTTCTTCTTCGAATAACATTAGCGCTTTCACCATGCTACCGGTTCCCTCGTATAGCATACTCTTCAGGCTGTAAAGGGGGCGTAAATTAAACGTATTCGCCCATTTCTCGATACAATCGAGATCGTCATGGTCATGGGGTTGGTTTACCCATAGATATACTACCCACTTATCACTTGACATTCTATAACGGTTCAAAAAAATAATGACTTTTTTTGCACACACAAAATTATTGCTCCCTTTTCTGCACGATTAAACCCTTCCGAATACGATTAAACTCTTACGGATACCATGTCAAGACCTCCGTTAAATTCACCGGAATTTAATCTCCGTGAAATTGCAAAACAATTAGTTCTCTTAGAGGATCATTTGAATGATGACACTAAATTCTGTAAGGATTGTATCCGTAAACACCTTTTAATGGTTGAGGCTCTTGCTGAAGAGGCTATAACACTTGACAGTAGTAAAAAATTTATTAATATGCTTAAGCCGTATCCGGGGCTTGCTAGGTCATGGATGGTTGCATTCACTGATGGTATGGATAAATACGAATTATCCCAAGTTGTACGGAAACATAGAAAGGTTCTGATGAATAAAGTGTATGATCCAAGGGCTAAAACAAATAAAAGGAAGAGGGTTTAATTCATGTTGTTACGATATTGTATACCCGCTCAAACGCCGCGGTGGCTTATACCCGCTCAAACGCCGCGGTGGCTTATACCCGCTCAAACGCCGCGGTGGCTTATGATAAGACTTTAAGTCTCTGAATACCGAACAGGTAAAATTTATTTAAGGAAATAAAGGGGTGTTAAATAAAAGAAAAATAAAAAAAATAGTACAACTGTCTATAGTAAAATTAAGTGTATAATAAATTAGTATAGATATAAAAAACCTATAGTACAAACTCATATATAGTAAAATAACACTATAGGAATAAAAAGTACGATTAGCCGAGGGACTTTCCGAGGAAGCTATTATCATTAAGTAAATTTCGTAAATACTTTGATTTACTATAGAAATTAACTGTACAAGAGAGAGAGAGGAGAGGAGAGGTAATAATATATCAGTATGTTTTTAACCTTAATTTTTGGTGATAAGGTTAACATACTGATATTACGCTTCGCTTACCTCTCCTCTCTCTCTCTCTCTCTCATTTTCCTTCTACAATGGGCTTCAGGAACACCCATAAACTCGTCAACGAGTTTATGGAACCTAACACATCCTTGGCCATTAAACATTACAATGACCTAAAACATACAACTATGTTACTTTTTAACACCATTATCGATCATCTCCGTCGTAAAGGGTTTCAGGGGTTCTCATTCATCGACTACGTTCTCAGTGTTTCTGGTGTTATTGAAGAGACTACTCTTATGCGGGACCAAATGAAGGTGGATGAGTCAAATTACAAGCACGAGTTGGTCTATTGGTATATCGAAGGGGAAGGTGAAAGATCGTCTGGTTACAGACTTCCTACCAAAGTTAAAACATTTAAGGCGTTCAGGAGCAAGAATCGGAACAAAGCTATGGATGTTGCATTTGATTTTGTTACGAAAATGTATCGGTTGGATCGGATCAATCGGAAGGAAATGTCCGAGGAAATTGCGGGCGCGAAAACGGAAGTGGTTTGAATTTAAATACATTATGGCGCGGATTTCACGGAAGTAGTTGGGTTGACGAAAGTAATTTGAATTTAAATAGTGGCGCGTTATCGCACGAAATTGATTTTTTTACAATAGTATGCTGACATAACAACAGGATGTCTAACAACCCGAAAGCGAAAAGGTGGGCGTTCACATTGAACAACTACACCGACGATGATATCCAACGTCTAAGCGGTCCACTGGAGAATGTGGCCTATATTATATTCGGAAAAGAGGTTGGTGAACAAGGGACGCCTCATCTGCAGGGTACTGTTGTCTTTACAAAACCAACTTATCTGAGGCCCGCCAAGGGCATTATTGGCGAAGCCCATTTTTCTGTTTGTCGCGACCTTAAAGCGAGTATTGCTTATTGCAAGAAAGAAGGAGACTACACGGAAGTAGGTGTTCCACCCGATCAGGCCGCGGAAAACAATAAAAAGAGAACGGCTGATCGCATCTCTGATGACGATCTTCTCGAGAACTTCAAGGTAGATGTCGTCAATGGTTTGACGACAATTAGTGAAATTCGAGAAAAACATTCAATTGTGTGTGCGCGTTTTCCGGCATTCGTACGTGATTATATGCAAGATAAACGCAAGCAGTCTATTGTCGATGCTTTGCCACTACGTGACTGGCAACAGGTATTGTATCAGCAGCTTATCAAACCGCCTGATCCACGCAAAATTTTTTTCATTGTCGATACTACAGGAAACACCGGTAAGAGTTGGTTTGCTAGGTACTTTTGCGACTATCACGGAGATGCGCAGATTATCATCCCGGGAAAAAAGGCCGACATGGCTTTTGCTGTCGACTCGACAAAGAAAGTTTTTTTCTTTGACTGTCCGAGAAGTAAACAGGGGGAGTATATCCAATATGATTTTCTCGAAGAGATGAAAAACGGTTGTATCTTCAGTCCTAAATACGAAAGTAAGATGAAAACCCTTTATACTCCTCATATCGTCGTCTTGATGAACGAACGTCCCGATCAGACGAAACTTAGCGCCGACAGGTACCATATCACCATGTTGAAATAATGGTCATAATTTAAAAAAACATATTGTTCTAACATGTCAGACGACGGTGGACCAATCGCATTCAATAGCAATGACGGGGATGGGGAGGATCACACTCCAGGTAGGAGGAAAAATCCTAACCCCTTCAACAAACCGCTGCAATACCCTGGCTACAAGGAGAGGACTTATCCGGAACCTCTAGGGCCTTGGGTAGATGAAATGCCACACTTTAGGATGTATATAAATCAATGGGTTGGTTTACGTAACTGGCCCAGGTTCAAAAAACTGATCAAATCTACTATGTATTTAAAGGGTAAAGCAAATGACTTTCGTCTCGGGCTTTTCAATAACCAGGGAGGGCCGGAGGAAATAATTTTTTTAATGATGTGTCTACAATGGAGATATCGGAACAATTTAAATGCATTGAAGGTTAGGGATTCCTTAATCCCCGCTTCTCTGGATGATATGAGAATTCAAATTGATTCACTTGATAACATTATTGATATTCCCGGAGTACCAGAAGTTGGACTGGGTGCGGCGAAGTGGTTGATAACCGCTTTTCATTGGATGAGATGGAATCAATTACATGGTCACTCAGTTTTTAGAAATATTGACGGTTACTACACGGGGTATGACCAGAATCCTTCTCTGTGGAGACAGACACATGAGAAGACTATTTGGTTTGAAAGTCAAGCTGGTATGGCATTGACACATTCTCCTTATGCGTTTATCAATACGTCTAACCTTCGACCGACTTCAAATTCATTTCCGTTTCTTTCTGATGACACCAAAAGAAAAATTTTTTGGGCTCATTCACTATGGGCGCCCACAATAGTCAACAGTAATTATTCTATGGGCTCATTGAAAAGGATTACCATGCCTTTGGTTCCTACCACACAGGAAATTCTAGTGAAATCTGGTCTTTTATCTAAGAGTACCGCCTCTCTAGATGGGTCCGAATTTATCACATACAACCGGATCTTCTCAAATAATCCTTTATTCTCCAATTATCCTAGGCACAACCCATTCGACCCATCAAAGAGAAATGTGACAACACAAGCTCCACAACCCGTATTGACACACTCCCATACGTTTCCTGGAGGGAATAATACAAATACACTCTTATCCCTCGATGGGCAAGGCTTTAGCGGATGGGGCACATTATTGGTAGGACAATCGTTAGTTAATGGTATCCATCGATTGGAAGTGAGTGCGGATGGAATATCCAAGACAACGTCTAATGTCGAGACATGGCGGGTAAATCCGCCTGCTGGTCAGGCATTTGCTAGGCTTGTTGTCCAAAACGATGGGTATCTTTCTGTTTATAACCCCACGGGTCAAAATGTAAAAGTCTTGTTTGCAGGAAATACGATTCAGGGTGGTCCACCTACCGTTGTACACCTTACCCTTGAGACAGATGGGTCATTAAGATTCTATGCTACGTTGGGTGGTACCGAAACCTTATTATCTATTATCGCCTCATAAAATTTAAAAAACGGTTTCAAACATGGATATTGAACAACAGCAACCTGAACCTATGGAGCAACCCGAACCTATGGATGTCGATCAAGAGTCAACTCCGGAAACAACTACAGAACTAGTACCAGAGATTATCCCAGAACCGATACCCGAACCTGAACCCCCAACTAATCTATAAGGTCATAAAAAATGAAGTCGGTTTTCTTATTCATGTTGTCTTTCGCTTTTGTCGCAGCAGTGGCAAAGGTAAACAAAGGGGGTGGTTCGTGTTCATGTAATTCTACTTCGACACCTAAGAAAATGGGAAAGAATTTGAGACGCTTACAAAATATTGACGACGATAGTTTTTAACAATGACTAAACGAGCGAGGTATCCTACATTCAGGGCTTGGTTAGACACACAATGGGATCCGAATTACGATGGCGATCCAGACATTCCGAGTTTATTAAACACTAATAACCTAATCGCTAATAGACCACTCAAAACTGTCAACGCGTATAGCTTGGAAGGGGTTGGTAACCTAAATCTTACCAAGACTGATATTGGTTTGTCTAATGCTGACAACACCTCAGATATTAATAAACCTATCTCCACTGCAACCCAAACGGCACTCAATACTAAACAATCGACTCTAGTTAGCGGGACTAACATCAAAACCGTTAACTCCAACTCTATTCTTGGTTCTGGAAACATAAATCTTACCAAGACTGATATTGGTTTGTCTAATGCTGACAACACCTCAGATATTAATAAACCTATCTCCACTGCAACCCAAACGGCACTCAATACTAAACAATCGACTCTAGTTAGCGGGACTAACATCAAAACCGTTAACTCCAACTCTATTCTTGGTTCTGGAGATGTTAGTGTTGGTACGGTTACTTCTATTTCACCAATACAAATTACGAACGATTTTGATACGGATAATACTTTCCATTCATCTGTCATCAATCCAACAACTACACCGACGATCGTATTAAATATTCCACATGCGAGTGAGATAACTAGGGGTATCGTCAGCTTAGGTAATCAAGTTTTCGAAGGGTTCAAAACATTCTTAAAAAAGGTTACTTTCCAGGGGGGGTTTGATTTTGGAAATTCCAAGGTTCCAATTGAAAATGGGGGAACTAACAGTGGAACTGAATTGACGAATGGGAAATTCATGTGGAGTCAAAACGGAAAAATTGTCGAGGCTCCTGGTCTACCTAATGGTCATTTGTTCTTTGGAAATCAAGAGACTGGATATCCAACGGTTGGTGAATTCCAACTCGGGTATGGTCTCGTCAAATCTTACTTACCAGGGGATTTCGGTTTGTATGTTAATTTGTTTTGCGAAGCTACTTCCTTTTCAACTCCGGTCACAACTACTAGTTTGGTTCCTGTTACTCTACTATCCCTTACAGTACAAAGGGGAAGATTTTTATGTTTCTTCAGTGCTACAATGTCAAATACCAACTCGGACAAACAAGGAAGGGTTTGCTTTTATGTTAATGGTACCAAATACGCGCAAACAGAAAGACAAGAGTTGGCTAACGGGGACAGAAAGTTTCATATTGGTACTATGGTTTATGCTAATGCTCCTATCGTTGGTGATAACACAATTGAAGTCAAATGGGATGTCGTTGCGAATACTGGAACTGCATATGACGCTCAGTTGATCGCGCTTAGATTGAATGATCCAATTTTAAATTTATAAAGGTCGCGAAAGCATTCCACGAAAACACAGAACGCCGTGTGTACCGGGTGTAGTTTAACTGCGTCATCGTATTTGCACAATAACAACTGGTCTTCCAAAATATCAATGACTTTTGTTAGATATTCTTCATCAGATGCAACGCCGGTTGAATCCAACCAATTAACATCCAAAGGGTTGGTTAAACCAGCGCGTTTCCAAAGATCTTCGTAGACTTCCAGACTTGGGATACTTTCAAATCCGTCACCGTTAATGGTGTGCGGCATGGGAGGTGGATAGACAACCCAACGTCTCTTCAGAATCTTCGTTGCTTCAGCGACTCTGGCTTTATGATAAGCTAGGGTCAAGTCATCCATCTTTTGTTCATTTTTATGAAAATTTCAGCAAGTATTCTGGCATCCGTCAATGCTCCATGTTTCTCACGTTCAATCTTCACACCGAAGATATTCGACAGGTTGTCAAGTGTACAAGATTCAAATGGAAACATATTGCGTGCAATTTCAAGTGTGTCGATGACATTAAAGATACCTTTTGGTTGAAGTTTTTCATCCAATAAATTGAATTCCAAATCTAGGAATGATGTGTCGAACTTTGCGTTATGGATGACGATCGTTGAATCTTTTCCTATGAATTCCAATACGTCAGTAACTATATCTTTGAACTTGACTGCTTTCCTTAACATGTCATTCGTTATTCCGTGTATTTTCGTAGCTTGGCTTGTGACATCACGTTCCGGATTTACATAGCTCTGGTATTCTTGTCCTGTTATTTCATTGTCGACAATCTCGACGCATGCTATTTCAATTATTCTATGATTGGTACTCACACTCCCTGATCGGTTCAAACCAGTTGTTTCCAAATCAAGTACCACGAATCTCATTTTCTAACTATGAGCTTTTATTACAAAGTTTCTCCTGCGCTCCCAATTGGCGACAATGGCTTTTCATATAAAAGCCATTCAAACAATGTCGCTATTCACTTCAAGGTAATCAAAACGACGGCTAACATATCCATCTGTTACACCACCATACGTGACACCAAACGTGTTATCAAACTGTTGCAACATCTATATGGAAACCGGGATTATCGTTTGTCTCGGGTCCATCTCAATTACATTAAAAAAATTATTGGAGTACCTATGACACCTGTACCTGTTACATCATCTACGTCCGTCGTCCGTACAGTGGCACGACCCGAACCCAATGCAATCCAGACTCTTAAAGATTATTCTTTGTCTGAATTGTCATCTGCGTTCTTATCTCGTGTTGGTCTTAATATTTCTGCTTGGATTATTAAAAAACTTCCTAAGCAGATGTCTTGAATTTTCACATCCGCAGGGTTCATATGCATAATATTGTAATGCCGAACATAAATGATCAGGAATTTTTCCCGTCAGTCCATCAATATAATACTGTTTACATGAACCTGTACCGTAATACAATAAATTAAGGACCATTGACGTCGTTTTAGGGTAAACCCCGTTTCTACATACGTTACACCGTTTGTATGGTCCTGTATATTGTACCTTTGGAATCTGGATCTCCATTGGCTTGGAAATTTGCCCTGGTGGTTTTCCATTGCAACATGTCTTCCATTTGATTTGTTCTTCTTTGCATTTGGTCGCGTCCGTATTCTTTATAATATCAAATGCTGCTTCAATGCATGTCTTCCCCGTGTTACCCACTACTATATTGGGATATTTTATCCCTAGATTTCCTAACTCACCGCAAATATGACATTTGCTTACTATCGACTTCGTGCCAACGCCTATGAAGGCTGCTATCGAGGCTGTTAACAAATGTTTTATTTGACGACACATTTTTTATGACTTTAATTATTATTTGCGTCAAATTCTTCCACCTCAGCGCGGTCTGCTGCTGATACCTTATCCATTACAACGACACCGTCTTTTACCGTATAGTTCATCATCAAGAAATACATCACTGCTTTCATTGTGTCAAATTCTCTTTCGTGAGCTTCAAATGCTCTCTTTGTTTCATTGTTGCTCCTGAATGCATCCGCCATTGCTCTCCATGATTCTGTTACCTCTTCAGGGGATTCTTCAATCTCTTCTTCTGAAAAATTCGAAAACAATGATATATCCGTCCCATACAAGGAGCTTGTGACAGATACATCGTCATCTACAAACACTTCGTCGGGTTTCATTTCAACCAAACACATCGGAAAAAAATATGACGTTATCCTTACTTCCTCAGATGAATTGTATGATGCGGAAGTATTCCGTTATTCGGATTCATTCGGAACCAAAACAAAATAAAGTACGATTAAACAAATGACTTACGGAAGCGGTGGGCCACCAACTGGGTGTGTGTATTTATTTTTTATCGCTATGAACCTTTTTACCGCCATCATCCACAACATTCAAAAGTTTCGTCAGGACGACGATGGATTGTTGGCTATCTGTCCTGGTTTTCGGGTTTGGATTTTTCTCAAGCAATTCATTACAACTATTGACAAAGAAAACACGCCGCCTGAATGGGACATTGAACTGACTCCCGTCTGGGTTCTGAAATCAATTGAAGCCTCCTTTGATATTATCCAGGCTTTGCATCCTGTCGATACTGGTTTATGCGACGAGCTCATTGAGCTGGTGGTGTCAGTTCACGAGGGTGGTGCATACGCGGGTAATTGGCCACAGAATATTGAGAGTCTATTCGACGAGCACATCGATTGGAGCTTTGTTAACTGTCCTACGTCTTTCCTTATCAGTCCCGCTGCTTGATGTTGCAGATAAGGACATTGTAGTTGTTCTACGAGTAATAAACAAAGGTGCTCTTAAAAAATTAGATTTCTTCATCATTGTCAAATCCGATAGTTTTCTAGTAGGCATTCTAGGTGCCTTGTCAACTCCTTTTGATTGACATGCACCCATCTCATAATTTAATTTCCTTAATATATGAAGATGAACGCATTCATGAATTTCTCAAATGCTAATAGGCAACAAGTCATGGACGAGAACCCTGGTCTCCCTATCACCGAAATCGCAAAGCTACTTGGTTCTATGTGGCGTGCTCTGTCTGACGCTGACAAGAAGTCTTGGAAATAAAGTTGTTTTAAGTATCTTTATTCATTGATGCATAATATCGAATATGACAAGTGCAAAAGACCTGCGTACAGGCGTCGAATTCAGTGTATGGAGTAGCGCATTCGACGTCAGTCCTTTATACCACATCGGAATATCAAGCATTCAAGGCGAAGGTGTGATATCAGATAAAGAAATAATGCCAAATACAGTATTATCTCCTTTAACAACACCCGTTCCAATTGGTGAAAATCCATGGCCGTATTCCTCAGGACCAATGATGAAAATGAATCATTCGAAAACACCAAACGCGACAGCATATAGACAAGATATAAATCCAGCCTCGTATGTAATATATGTGAAGGCTAACACATATATTTTACCGGGTGAAGAAATAACCTTAAATTACGACATCCTCAATAAGGAACTCGGGTATGGAAAATCTGAACCATGGTATAAATGACACTGACAAGAAGTCTTGGAAATAAAGTTGTTTTAAGTATCTTTATTCATTGATGGTTAACTACGTAGTGAATCCCTCCTTTGTTATCAAAATAATAGACTTGGTGACGATATGCCGGGTCACCGGCGTTCACTTCACACGAGCATCCTTCATCTTCTTCCTCAGTATCATCTGAGGAACCTGGAAAAGTATCTTCAATTTTTATCAAAAATTCAATTAGTGTATAGAATGGAACACCGCTTGATTTACTAAATTCCGATACAGTTTCTAACAGACGCAACGCACCAGGGTCGGATAAATGGCGTGCGATTAATTGAGCGTCATCGGGAGCCTCAATTAGTGAAATCCGTGAAAGGCATTCAATTAACTCATCCATCATGTCAGAACAATGGCGGTGAAAAGCTTCCTGATTTACTTACACACGACCGGTTCACTTACGTATCATTCGGATCAATTTGCTTACGTATACTTACACACGACCGATTCACTTACGTATCACCTACCCAGCAAGATTGACTCTTAAGTATCTTTTGCTTACGTATGCTTACACACGACCGGTTCACTTACGTATTATGCTAACCGATCAGTTTCAAATAAATTCTTGCCGTTGTTTTTCTCATTATATTCATTTCATCACCGAAAAAAATGGCTTTCAACACCGCTACACCCACCGCTGCTTGGAGGATTGATCAGCCTTGTATGATATGCCAGGATGATTTCAACGATGGGGATCTCGCCGTCGTCTTGGGCTGTGGAAACAACCATGTCATATGCGATGACTGTCATACGAGGCTTCAGCGGTCCAGTATTCCCGTTTCTGAAGGGTTGGTTCGTCCGACTGTACGTTTTTTTCGAGTCCCGAGGAATTCTAATTCGCAAGTTGTTCAGGCGCTTTTTCGAGAGCACACACAAAACAATCCCATGGTTCCCGTTCCCGTTGTCAACAGTGACCCAGGGGATCGTTGTCCGGGATGCCGCTCTGAATCGATTTCTACTTTGGTTGTCGCCAAAAAATACTGTTCTGGAAGGATTAATGACCCAATTATCATTAACTAGTGGTAATATTTACCTTAAAATAACGGAAGTGTTTCTTCAGACATTTGTTCATTATTTCTTTTGTTCTTTTCACATCGGCTGGTCTGCACAGGATTTCATCGTGTATTGTCAAAAACGGTATATGATTTTTCATTAGCAAAGTCCAAATGTCTGTCATCACCTGAACTTCACTGAATTGCAATAGCCATGCGAGGTTGGTGTGTTCCTTGTCCTTGTGGGGATTGTTCCTTTCTGTTTTACTTTTATATTCATTAATCCATTCAACCCAACGTGTATCACCGCCGAACATTCTCCCAATATCGTTCATCGGTTTTCCGAAAATTAATTGAAATAGGTATTTTTTCGCATCGTCTCTTGTTCTAAGTTGTGCTTCCTTTTGAATATGGATGTAAACATCTTCACCGCGGAATATCGCAGACGAAAAACTGTTTTCTCCTATGTTATCCTCGAGGACTTTCGCTAAAATCGTTGGTTGCATTTGCTTTACATCAAGTGATACAATTTTACTCCCTTTTAACCTCAGCTTGAACCTTAACGAACCTTTAAGGTTTACTACGGGAGTGTGCACTCTTGTCGAGAACCCATCAACCGAAAAAAACTGATCCAAATCATCTTCTTTGTGATCCAGGAAGGCTTTGAAGTACACGGGGATGTCCTCCTTATTTACACCTGGTAACGATACTAGTTTTAACTGGTTTTTCATCCATTCGTGGAGCGGCGTAAGTGGTAACCTAATTTTGTCTTTCCTTTTCGCTTTTTCCAAAAGCGATGGATTCAACGGTCCGTTCACGTGCACTACTCTGAAGTTATTGTCATCGTCGAAATATATTTCTCTTCCGTTCAACGATTTTAATAGGTATTCGTTGTTAAATCCAAGGTTTTCTAATTCATAGCGGTATATTTTGACTCTGTCATAGTCAATTAAATTTCTCAATCTATTTTTAAACACCAACTTTGTCCGAACAAACGTTGTCAGCTCATGTTCACCATGCATCTTCGAATGGGTTGAAAGCATATGATACTATTATTGTGACAACATCATCCGGAACTGATTCGGGAAGTGGGTACCAGAAACGGATCCATTCAATATATTTCATACGATTAAACCCTTCCTCAAAATATGACTTCTGTTCCGAATACGATTAAACTCTTACGGATACCATGTCAAGACCTCCGAATACGATTAAACTCTTACGGATACGGATTGTGTCTAGTATCATGCGCGCAAGGAGTGTGCTTGTCGCTCCACGAGGGTTACTGTAGGATTCCTC